GGTGTGACCTGCGGTTGCGCCTCCACCCAGGCCAGCATCGAGCGCGGGTCGGCGCTGCCGATGCCCAGCTCCAGGCCGAGCATCTGCGCCGCAAACTCTGCACTGATCCGCTGCTCCTCATTCACACACGGAGCGTAGCAGGAGGGACTGGAGCTGTCACGGACAGCTACTGCCAAGCGAGTGACAAGCCTGTGTATGTGTGTGGTGCAGGTCACAGAGCCATCTCTGCACCAAACGCCCCTCTCCCACCGACTCTACCTATAGCTAGGTAAGCAGCTAGGAGTTAGCAGTAAGCAGTCCGGCCTGGATCTCACCCCTAGGGGTTAAGGGTCCGGCCTGGATCTAACTCTCAACTGCCGGTGCTAGGGGTTAAGGGTCCGGCCTGGACCTAACTCCCTACCGCCGCTGCCTAGCCCCTAGAGCTAGACCTAGAGCTAGGTCTATAGACAGCCCCGAGTTGGCCTTGCTTCTGCATCCCTGCCACTGGCAGTTCGCCATCGGGGTCTACTTCGAGGTGGTCACATGGCTGGGTGGAAGGGCAGTACCAGACGGGACAGACTTCCCGCTGACTGGCCCAAGATCCGAGCCAGAGTCCTGAAGCGTGACGGCAAACGCTGCACACACGTAGATGACGACGGCGAGAGATGCCCGGACATCGCTTCAGACGTGGACCACATCGTGCCGGGTGATGACCATCGAGAGGCCAACCTCCGATCACTCTGCGAGTGGCATCACCTGAAGAAGTCAGGCCGAGAGGGAGGCAACGCTCTCGCTGCGAAGCGACGGCAGAACGCCTCGAAGTTCAAGCGGGTCGAGAAGCACCCCGGCCTGCTGTAAGTTCCGCTGCCCCCGACCACCCCCTGTCGGGTGAGGCGGCGATCTGCGCGACCAGCCCTCCTCTCCTGGTCCGCGCTCCCCCTGCCCGTGCAACGGGTGGGGGTTGACGGCTCACCGCTGCGTTGGTGAGAGCTTGCGCGTCCTTTCGCGAGGGACGGTGGTGAGCCATTGACGTGTAGCTCAGTCGGCAGAGCAGGTGGCTGTTAACCACCGTGTCGCAGGTTCGAGTCCTGCCTCGTCAGCATACAAACCCGCCCCGCTGTCCCACCTGGGTCAAGGGCGGGTTGTCGTCTTCCCAGTCCCCTGCCAAGGAGGTGATCCCGCATCTATGCCACCCATGCCCAAGCGAGAGTCTGAACTCGCTCGTCCCCGCTCTCGCAACGGCAAGGCGCGCGAGGCCACCTCCTCGGTGACCAAGGGCGAGCTGATGCCGGTCAAGATCCCGAACGCGGATCGCGACTGGCACCCCATCGCTCGCCGCTTCTGGAACTCCCTGAAGACCTCGGGCCAGTCCGACTTCTACCAGGACTCGGACTGGGCCTTCGCCTACTCCCTGTGCGACGACCTGTCGCACTACAAGAAGCCCCTCGTGGACCGCAACGGCGTCGAGTACGTCAAGCGCAGCCCCGAGATGCTGAAGGCCATCTACACCGGGATGGAGCGCCTCCTCGTCACCGAGGGGGATCGCCGCCGCGTCCGCATCGAGCTGACCGATCCCAACCCTGAGCAGGACGACGCCACGGTCCTCGCCATCGCTGACTACCGGGCCGACCTCGGCCTCGACCCTGAAGGAGACTGACCGTGGCTGCGATCAACCCCGCAACCGAGATCCTGTGGAAGTACAGCGTCGTCGCTGCCGCAGGCAACACGACCGCAAGCTCGGCTGCTGCCGCGCTGGGCGACCAGATCAGCACCACGGCCTGGGCCGGTGGCTCGCTGAACGACCTGTTCGATGACATCAGCGGTGCTGAGAACGCGGCCTCGACCGTGGACTACCGCTGCATCTTCATCCACAACGCCAACGCCTCGAACCCCATGCTCAGCGCCGTCGCCTACCTCTCGACTGAGGTCGCTGGCGGGGCGAGCATCGCCATCGGCGTCGATCCCGCTGCTGCCTCGGCCATCGCTGCCGCGACCGCGCAGGCCGCGACCATCGCGAACGAGACCACGGCCCCGGCTGGCGTCGTCTTCACGTCCCCGACCACGGCTGGTACGGGCATCGCGCTCGGCAGCATCCCGGTCGGCCAGTGCCGCGCCATCTGGATCCGACGCACCGCTGCGAACTCCGCAGCCCTCAACAACGACGGCGTGACCATCGCCGTGCAGTGCGACACCGCTGCCGCCTAGTCCTGAAGGAGCAAGCTCGTGGCTATCACCACCGTGGACGGCCTCGTAGCCGCACAGAAGGATCCGATCTCGCTCACGAAGACCCAGGTGGCGACCACCGTCGCGGCCCAGTGGCACACGCTGCTGGACCGTGCCGGTGACCCCGGCGCTGGCTCGCTGACGATCGGCAACACGACGACCGGCGTGGTCCCCACGGACGCGACCGCTGGCTTCCCGGCGATCCGCGACTTCGTGGCGAGCGGCAAGGGCGTGCTCCACTCCATCGGCTTCGGTAGCTCGGTGGCGTGCCGCTTCCGCCTCTACGACCGCCTCTGGCACGCCGGTTCGTTCGGCCTCGCTACGGCTGGCACGACGGCGATCACGCCCACTGCGGCCACTGGCCGGATGCCTGACGGCGTTGGGCACGGCACCGAGATCTGGCTGGAGATCAACACCGTCATCGCAGCCTCTGCGGTCACGGTGCAGATCGGCTACACGAACAGCGATGGCGTCGCCACTCGCCTGACGGTGGCCTCGGCAGCCCTGACCTCGTTCGCCACTGGCCGTCTCGTCCAGCTCCAGCTCCAGGCCGGTGACAGGGGCGTCCGACAGATCGACTCGATCATCGTCGGCGGCACCGTCGCCGCGACGGGCACGGTCAACGTGATCCTGGCCCGCCCCCTCTACTCGAACATGCGCGTCGGTGTCGTCAACGGTGGCGATGTCCACGGCTTCGACAAGACCGGCCTCGTGGAGGTCTACCAGACCACCGCACTGTGGCCCATCGTCGCGGCTGACTCCACAAGCTCGGGCGTGCCGGACATGCTCATCGTCGTCTCTAGCGGGTAGGTGTCATGGCTGAGCGCATCGCCCGCATCGGGGGCCAGGGGCTCAGCCCGACCAACCTGTTCATCGACCTCGCCTCGGGCAGTACGGCTGGACGCCTAGTCCGCAGCGACTGGGTGTTCGGCCCTCCCGCCGCCCCTCCGGGCGACACCCCGCTTCACCTGACAGGTGGAACGGCGGTCGGCTCCGTCAACGGCGCTGGCAACATCACGCTGGTCGCCCCGACGTACGTGGCGCGAGACGGTGTGGCAACGGTCCACGTCGTCCGCAACACGTCGGACGTTACGGCGAACAAGGCCACGGTCACCGACACCTCGGGTGCCACCTGGACCGCTCGGGCGTCCGAGATCATCGCCAACGCATCGTCCAAGCACTGGGTCTTCACGGCCCCCTGGACCGCAGCGATGTCCGGCGCGACGATCACCATCGCGCTCACGAGCAGCAACATCTCGTCCGCGACTCTCGATGCTGTCGAGGGCGTCACGTTCGACCAGATCTTCACCGCCGCGACTGGCGGTGGCTCCACCGAGACCGTCCCTGGCGGTACGGCTGGCGGCGCAAGCGTGTTCTCCCTGGCCCTCGGGTCGGGGCGACAGAACACTGTCGAGGCCACCCCATCCCGCACCCTGGCAATCCCGTCCGGCTTGGCCGCTGGCTACTCCAACGCCAAGCAGACCACCTCCACGTCCACAACCGCTCGCAACACCCACGCATGGTCCGCTGGTGAGTACCAGACGGGCTCCGCGACGGTAGCTGCGGATGTCTTCACGATGACCGTCGAGACGGGCGCTATCGGCTCCCGCTTCACGGCCACGGTGACCTTCCTGCCCACCGTGGCGGGGCTCACGACAGTGAGCAGCACCCGCGCCACGAGCTGGAACGCCCTCGCCACGGTGACGGCCTCTCGCTCGACTACCTGGAACGTCCTAGCCCTGGTGACTACCACGAGGCAGACCCTCTGGAACGTCCTGTTCGTCGTCGGCGCAGTGCGCTCGACTTCGTGGACCACCCTTCAGTCGATCTCGGCCTCGCGAGATACCACCTGGAACGTCCGGTCCCTGGTCGAGTCCACCCGCAGCTCGCTGTGGAACGTGCTCTCGGCCATCACCACCATCACGGCCACCCGCGCCGCGAGCTGGCATGTCCTCCAGTCCATCGCGTCCACCAGGGCGACAACCTGGAGCGTTCGCTCGCTGGTCTCGGCAGTCCGAAGCACCACCTGGAATGCCCTCCAGTCGATCAGCACGGGGCGGGCCACCACCTGGAGCGTCCTTCAGTCGATCAGCACGGGGCGAGCCACCACCTGGAATGCCCTCCAGTCGATCAGTGCAGTCCGAAGCGCCACCTGGAACGCCCTCCAGTCAATCAGTGCGGGGCGAGCCACGACCTGGAACGTCCGGTCGCTGGTCTCCTCCTCGCGAGCGACCCTCTGGAACGCCCTCACCTCGGTGAGTTCGAGCCGCCCGACCACTTGGACCGTCCGCGCCATCGTCTCGTCCACCAGGGCGAGCGCCTGGAACGTCCAGTCCCTGGTCGCTGCGACCCGAGCAACCACCTGGAACGTCCGTCAGACCATCGCGAACACCCGCCCCACCACATGGGGGGTCCGCGCGCTGGTCTCTGCGACCCGAGCTACGTCATGGAACGTCCGAGCGGTGGTCACCTCGACCCGCTCCACGCTGTGGAACGTCCTCGGGGGCCTCCAGACCATCCTCGCCACTCGCGCTACGAGCTGGCACGTGAGGGCACAGGCGGTCAGCACCAGGGCGACGACCTGGGGAGTACGTCAGATCGCGGCAGGAACGCGGTCTACAGCCTGGAACGTGCGGGCTGTGGCCGTCTCGACCAGGGCAACGTCCTGGGGCGTCCTGAGCCGCCTGACGGCCTCGGTGAGTACGTCCTGGAACGTGCGACAGACGGTCTCGACCGAGCGCACGACGACCTGGAACGTCCGCGAGCTGGTGACCTCGACGGTCAGCACCTCGTGGAACATCCTGCACAGCCTGACCGCCCCGCTCATCAAGACTGCGAGGGCAATCATCCGGCGAGACCGGACCACCGCAGAGGCGGATCGCCCCGCGACCACCCTGCACATCAACCGCGCGAGGACAGAGGCCGAGATCCGGCCCGTCGCTCGCGCTACCGCAACGATCAAGAAGAAGTGATGGAGGCCCCCGGTGCTGAGGATCAAGCGTGGCGACACCCGACCGGGGGCCACCATCACCTGCAAGATCGACGGAGTGCTGGCCGACTGGACGCAGTTCAGCGAGGTCCGGCTGCTCGGTGCCATCGACGGCACGCTCGTCATCGACCGGCTGGTGGAGCCCACGGTTCCCGGCTACGTCGATGTGGACTTCCTCTCTACCGACACCGCCATCGCTGGCCGGATGCAGGTCGAGGTGCAGGCCATCTGGACGGATGGCATCAACAAGACGACCTTCCCCGACGACGGCTTCATGGAGGTGGACATCATCCCCGACCTCGGCGGGTGATGACCTGAGAGGAGAAGCCCTTGACCCCCGAGGAGATCGACGCACTCGAACCGACCTTCATCGGTCCCACGTGGCAGTGCGATCCCACAGGCAAGTGGCTACTCCCTCCGAAGACGCTCGGCTGGCAGATCGCTGGCTGGTGCTCGAAGTACATGCTCGCGGAAGACGGAGGCCCCTGGAAGTTCACCAGGGAGCAGCTCCGCTTCGTGCTCTGGTGGTACGCGGTCGATCACACTGGTCGCTTCATCCACCGCAAGGGCGTGCTCCAGCGCATGAAGGGCTGGGGCAAGGATCCCCTGCTCGCCGTGCTCTGTCTGGTCGAGCTGGTCGGCCCCAGTCGCGTTGTCGGCTGGGACAAGCAGGGCCAGCCGGTCGGTGACCGACACCCGCAGGCGTGGGTCCAGGTCACTGCGGTCAACCAGAGCCAGACCACGAACACCATGTCGCTCATCCCGTCGCTCATCAGTGACCTGATGAAGCAGACCTACGACATCAAGGACGGCGCGGTCCTCATCCGTGCGATGGGCGGCAAGGTCCGGCTGGAAGCAGTCACCTCGTCGTACCGCGCACTGGAGGGCAAGCGCACGACCTTCACCCTGCTGAACGAGACCCACCACTGGGTCCAGGGCAACCAGGGTCACAAGATGTACGAGACCATCGACGGTAACGCCACGAAGAAGGACTCGCGCTACCTCGCGATCACCAACGCCTACCTCCCTGGCGAGGACAGCGTTGCCGAGCGCATGAGGGACGCGCACGAGGCCATCCTCAACGGCAAGGCCGTGGACGTTGGCTTCCTCTACGACAGCATCGAGGCCCACGAGAAGACGCCCCTCACCCCCGAGGCGCTGATGATCGTGCTGCCGAAGATCCGTGGCGACGCGGTGTGGCTGCGTCCCGAGACCATCATCCAGTCCGTCCTCGACACGACGCTGAGCCCGAGCCGTTCGCGGCGCATGTGGCTCAACCAGATCGTGGCTGAGGAGGACGCGCTCTACACCAAGTCCGACTGGGATCCCCACGCGGACGAGGAGCTGGAGCTGAAGCGCGGCGACGAGATCGTGCTCGGCTTCGACGGTGGCAAGACCGATGACGCGACCGCCCTGGTCGCGCTCCGAGTGTCTGACTCCGCGGCCTTCATCCTCGGCCTGTTCGAGAAGCCTGATGGTCCAGCCGGGGAGACCTGGACAGTGCCGCGCGAGCTGGTCGATCAGTGCGTCCGCTCTGCCTTCGACGTGTTCGAGGTGCAGGGCTTCTACGCCGATGTCGCCCTGTGGGAGTCCTACATCTCCGAGTGGAGCGAGGACTTCCGCGAGGGTCTGGCCGTCAAGACGACGGCTGCTGACGGCATCTCGTGGGACATGCGCCAGTCGCTCCAGCGAGTGACACGAGCCCACGAGCGGCTCGCACAGGCGATCCTCGACGGCAAGGTCAAGCACAACGGCGACCGCGACCTGCGACGCCACGTGCTCAACGCTCGCCGTCGCGTGAACATCTACGGCCTGTCGTTCGGCAAGGAGTCCAAGGACTCCCCCAAGAAGGTCGATGCGTACGCCGCTCTCCTGCTCGCGCATGAGGCGCTGCACGACCTCCGCACTCGCGGCAAGAAGCCCGTCAAGCGCACGGGCCGTTCCTACTTCCTCTGAGAGGGTGTGTAACTGTGGCTGACCTCAGCCCGAAGGGTCTCGCGAAGGGGCTGCTCGGCATCCTCGACAGAGATGAGGACCGACTCCAGCTCATCGACAACTACCTGCACGGCGAGCACTCGGATCCCTACATGCCGCCCCAGGCGGATGACGAGTACAAGCTGCTTGCCAAGCGGTGCGTCTCGAACTGGATGCCGCTCCTCGTGGACACGCCAGCACAGGCGCTCTACGTCGATGGCTTCCGTCGCGGCATCGAGCAGTCCAAGTCCCAGTCTCCCGAGTGGAAGCACTGGCAGGACAGCCGCCTCGACTCGCGCCAGCTCGCGATCCACCGAGCGGCGCTGACGTACGGCCACAGCTTCGCACTGACGTTCAAGGACAAGAAGGGCAAGGTCATCACGAAGGGTCTCTCGACGCTTCGGACGGCTGCCTACTTCGAGGACGCTGCTAACGACGAGACGCCCTACGCGGCGCTCACCGTGACGCGCTGGCCCAGCGCCTCCAACAAGGAGGTCGGACTCGCCAAGCTCTACACCGAGCTGTTCGAGTACGTCATCACCTTCAAGGACGCAGAGACGGTCGTCGTGCAGTCCAAGAAGAAGCACGGCTTCAGCGAGTGCCCGGTCACCCGGTTCGCTGCGCACGTGGACCTGGAGGGTCGCACGCTCGGCGTTGTCGAGCCGATGATCTTCCTCCAGGACCGCGTGAACCAGACGGTCTTCGACCTCCTGGTGGCGCAGACCTACGGATCGTTCAAGGTCCGCACGGTGACCGGCATGGCCCCGCCCATCCAGCGCGACGCCGAGACCGGCGACCCGGTGGTGGACGAGAACGGCAACCCGATCCCGATCCCGATCAACCACAACGTCCGTCGCTTCCTGTTCGCTGAGGACGAGAACGTTCGCTTCGGCTCGCTGGACGAGACGCCGCTCGGCGGCTTCATCGAGTCCATCGACATGAGCATCCGTCACCTCAGCGCCATCAGCCAGACCCCGCCCCACCACCTGCTCGGTCAGATCGCGAACCTGAGTGCTGAGGCACTCCAGGCCGCAGAGACCGCGCTGTCCCGGCGCATCGCGGAGTTCCGCGTGTCGTTCGGTGAGTCCTGGGAGCGCATCTTCCGCCTCGTCTCCGAGGCCACGGGAGATGCCGCTGCCGCTGAGGACTTCAGTGGCGAGGTCATCTGGCGCGACATGGAGTCTCGCTCGCTGGCTCAGTCTGCCGACGCTCTCGGCAAGCTGGGCGACCAGCTCGGCGTCCCGAAGAAGGGCCTGTGGAAGCGGATCCCGAACGTGACGCAGACCGAGCTGGAGGAGTGGGACGAGATGGCCGGACAGGACGACGCTACGGCGCTCCTGGTCGAGTCCATCACCCGCGCCACCTCTGACACCCCGACCCCCGAAGGAGCCTGACATGTCCGTCTCGCACGCAACCGTGACGGTCGGCCTCACCGCCGTCTCGCTGACCGCTGGGGTCTTGGACCCCGACTCCACCTCCGGTGACACGGACGCCGTGACCCGGCGCGTGGTCATCTCGAACGAGGGCGCTGCCATCGTCTACGTCGGTGGCACTGGTGTCACCACGTCGGCGTACGGCGCGAAGCTCGCCGCGACCACGGGGCAGATCACGCTGGAGCTGGGCGCTGGTGATGAGGTCTTCGCGATCTCGGGCACTGCCGGTCAGACCGTCCGCGTCCTGCACCTCACCTGATCCTGAGTGGCTACACCGGCCCGGATCGCTGAGGCAGAGAGGGCGTCAGTCGCCTTCCACCTCGCGCTAGTCCAGATCGGTGTCGAGACCACGGCCGCAGCCCTGTCCCTGTGGAGCACGGAGCCCGTGTCTACACGGCCCGCCTCCGCAGGGGCATGGCTCGGCAGGGTCATCGCGCTGATCTTCAAGCAGAGGCAGAGGGCGCGCGACCTCGCTCGTTCGTACTACCGGCTCACCCGAGCGCTGCGTACGGACCTCACGATCCCTGACTTCAGTGACCCCGGTGCGACGAGCACGACGCTGAACGACCTTCGCGACGACTTCCAATCCCAGGTGGGTAGGACCCCCGTCGAGCTGGGCAGCGACAACTCGTCCATCGACATCGAACCGCTCGACAGCAGCAAGTCCACGTCGGCTACGGACAAGGCCATCCAGGACGAGATCAAGCTCGCCCTGGGCAACCTCGGTCCCATCGCCCTCGACAACGCGCTGAAGCAGATCGACCCCACGGACCCAGCGTCCGAGGTGGACGAGAAGCGACAGGCCGCGAGCGATCAGGCCGGTGCTCGACAGGCTGCTGCGGCAGCGCGCATCGCCATGAACGGCGCTCGCCATGAACTGTCCGACCTCACGAACCGCGACCGCAAGGCCATCGGCTACATCCGGCTCTCCCGAACGGGAACGCCGTGTGGCTGGTGCGCGATGCTCATCAGTCGCGGTCCCGTCTACAAGACGCAGAGGTCGGCTGAGGTCGTCCGCTACACCGAGGGCGACCAGTACCACGACAACTGCAACTGCTACGCCGAGCCCGTCTTCTCCGATGAGGAGTACGAGACCAGCGACCTCTACCGCCTGAACCGCGAGTACGAGGAGCAGTGGCCCAAGGTGACGCGCGGTCTCAGCGGCAAGTCCGCTGTCTCCGCATGGCGTCGCTTCATCCGCACACAGCAGCGAGCCCAGGCGGTTCGCCCCCCAACACAAACGACCCAGGAGGCGTGAGTGAAGCACGACATCGACAACCACGAGGCGTTCATCGAGGCCCTGTTCGCGAAGAACAAGGCCATCTACGGCGACGCTCGCATGGAGCTGACCGAGGACGAGACCACGGAGGAGACGCCGGAAGGCGAGACCCCCGAGGAGACCCCCGAGGAGAGCGAGACCCCCGAGGAGAAGCCCGAGGCCAAGCCTGCGGACGACCTCCCCGAGTGGGCGCAGAAGGAGCTGACCTCGGTTCGCGCCGAGGCTGCCAACTACCGGACCCGCCTTCGCGATGCCGAGGCAACCCTCGCCAACGCGAAGACCCCGGAGGAGGTCGCCGCTGCCATCGCAGAGCTGACCGACAAGAACGCCAAGCTGGAGCGGTCGCTGCTCGTGCGCGATGTGGCTGCGGAGTACAAGCTCCCATCCGAGCTTGCCGAGCTGCTTCAGGGTGACGACATCGACGCCCTGAAGGAGCACGCCAAGAAGCTCGCGAAGTTCGCACCGGCTGACGAGGAGCAGATCCCCGAGGCGCTCGGCGGTGGGCTCACCCCCAACGACGACAGCGACACCGAGATGGATCCTCGCAAGCTCGCGCGGCGCGTACGCCGCATCTGATCTACCAACCCCCACCCCCACGCCCCGTGTCGCCGTGAGCAGCACGGGGCTTCCTCATGCCCCTGGAGGCACTAAGTGGCTCACACCCCCGTCAAGCCCGCGAAGCTGGCCGCTGCTGCGGTCGGGATGCTGGAGCAGGAGCTCCTCATCCCCAACCTGTTCCTGAAGGAGGGCATCGACCAGTTCAAGGGCGCGGAGAACGACACCGTGTCCGTCAAGGTTGAGGGCGTCCTCCCGTTCCACGAGTACGCATGGCGCAACGACCGCTCGACCGGCATCACGTTCGATGAGTACAGCGAGCGGAAGATCGCCGTCACGTTCGGTGGCAACTTCTACTCGGCTGTCAAGCTCACGGACGAGCAGGCCGACATGGACTTCGAGGGTCGCGCTGCGCTCCTCCGTCCGCAGGTCAAGGCTGTCGCGCGTGGCCTCGGTCGCGCCGCGATCACCAAGCTCACCGGCCAGACCTACAACGTGACCATCGGCAACGCCGAGCGCAACCTCCGTGGTGCGCTCATCGAGGCCCGTCGCGTCCTCAACAAGTTCCACGCCCCGGCCGAGGGTCGCATCCTCCTGGTCGGCTCGGACTTCGAGTCCGCGCTGCTCAACGACGCGAGCCTCAACCTCGCGCAGAACGTCGGTGACGCCGAGGCCGAGGCTGCCCTCACGATGGCGACCATCGGTCGTCGCTTCGGCTTCCAGATCGTGGTGGACGACACCATCCCGTCCGCTGGTGCGTACGCGATGCACCCGTCCGCGTTCATCTTCCTGAACGCCGCCCCCTCTGTCCCGCAGTCGGTCAAGTCCGGCGCGACCGCCTCGTTCGAGGGCGTGTCCATGCGCTACATCCAGGACTACGACCCGAACTACCTCCAGGACCGCTCGGTCGTCAACACCTACGCGGGCTTCCGCGAGGTCAAGGACGTGCTGGTCGGCTGGAACGAGGGGCTGAAGACCGAGTACGTCTCCACCTCGGAGTACCTGCTCCGTGCCATCAAGCTCGACCTCGACGCCAGCTCGGACTACCCGACCGCTGGCTCCGAGCTGGCGAACATCACGGGCGTCTCGTCCGCGTCGGTCTGGACCCCCTCGGGTCGCACGACCGAGGCCGACGTGACCGACCCCGGTGGCAACAACGCCTGATCCGGTTCCTAGTGCGCTGGGGCTGGCCCTTCGGGGCTGGCCCCAGCGCACGACCCAGTGAGGAGACATACAGATGGACACGTTCGCCTCTCTGGAGGAGCTGAAGAAGCGGCTCGACTGGACCCTCGATGAGGGCGAGGAGCGAGTGGCTGAGACGGCACTCGAAGACGCTTCGGATCTGGCTCGCGCCTACGGTCGCGACTGGGACACAAGCACGGCCCCGCGCCTCGTTCGCACCCTGGTGCTGAAGGCGTCGGCTCGCTACATGAAGAACTACCAGGGCTACATCCTCAGCCGTGCCGGTGACGAGACCGTTCAGTGGTCCGACAAGGCTGGCGAGGACATGGGTACGGTGTACTTCAGCAAGGATGAGATCAAGCTGATCGAGGGCCTCGCTGGACGACGCACCTCCCTCATCTCTGTCCCGGTCGTCGCGTACGCAGCGAAGGCTGGTCTCGACAACGGCTACCGCCCCATCGTGGGTGGTGGCAAGGAGTTCCCGATGTTCGAGATCGGGGAGCAGCCGTGAGTTACCAGCGTCGGCGCGGCATCAAGGTGAAGGTCTACAAGACCCAGGAGATCCAGGACCAGCGGGGCAACCGCGTCCTGGTCCCCGACATGAGCACCTACTCGATCCACTCCGTAGCTCAGGCACCGCAGCGTTCCGCTCGTGCCGAGGTGCCGGGTCAGGCAGAGATCAACGTGGTCCGCATCATCATCGACCCGAACATCAAGGACGTGGACCTCTGGTCCCGCATCGAGATGAACGGTCGGATGTGGGATCCGGTGACTCCCCCGGCCTACCACCACGGCACGCGGCACACGCGGCACTGGAGCATCGACCTCCGCGAGCGCCCCTGATGGCTCAGGTCTTCAAGCGCGTCAACGGACGCAAGCTCACGAAGATCATCGCCACGGGCGACGGCGTGCAGAACTACCTCGAAGAGATCACGTTCGAGATGGCTGTCCGCGCCGAGCAGTCCCTGATCGACCACCGACAGGACGGCCACTCGCAGATCGACGTAGAGCACGGAGACGTGGACTGGTACGTCGTCCTTGACGACGAGCGCGGTCAAGACGCCGCACTCTCCATCGAGTTCGGTCGCGCTGGCTACATCGACCCGAGTGATGGCCTAGTCCGCTCCGCGATGGAGCCCCTCTACATCCTCACCGACGCAACGAACCTTCCCCGCAGGAAGAAGCGGATGCCGTCACTGAAGCCGTACGACGACGGCGGCTTCAAGCCCAGCAAGAAGCGGCGCAAGAAGAAGGGTAGGTAATGGCCGGACTCTCCCCCGAGATCAAGGCCCTGGTCGAGTTTAGCCCTGCTGAGGAGGTCGTGGTCGAGGTGCTGCGCGAGCGGCTCATCGGCTGCGACGTTCAGTTCCTGATCCAGCACGACCAGAGCTTCCCCTTCATCACCGTTCGACGCAGCCCCACGATGGGCCAGTACCAGGGCGACTCTCGGTTCACCGACTGGGCCGAGGTCACCGTCAACGCTTTCTGCTCCGATCCCAACGGCGATCAGGACGCGGCACTCCTCGCTGAGGCAGTGCGCGTTGTCCTGCGTGACGCAGCGGTCGAGCGAAAGGTCTACCCCGGCCTCGGCCACATCACCAGGGCCGAGCTGATCTCGGCACCTCGACGCGCTGCGGACTGGGCGACCGCGACCGGACCCGTTCAGTACGCCGACCTCCCGACAGGGACGTGGCGATACGAGGCGCGGTACGAGATCGAGATCCGCAAGTCCACCGCTCGTCCGTTCCCACTTCCAACCCCCTGATAGGAGATCAACGTGGCAATCAGCGACACCGCCACTCTCGTCATCGGTGCAGGCAACTACTTCACCGCTACTGTCGGCACCGCGCTTCCCACCGACCTGCTCGCCCCCGGCGTGGCCTGGACCAACATCGGCCACACCTCGCTGGAGGACATCTTCAGCCTGTCGTCCGAGGGCGGCGAGGCGACGGTCATCGGCACCCTCCAGAACAGCTCGCTGCGTACCAAGTACAGCTCGCGCTCGGAGAAGATGACCTTCACGCTCCAGCAGTTCGACGCCGAGAGCCTGAAGCTCTACTACGGCTCGAACATGGTGACCATCGCTGGTCCCCCGGCTGCGCTCGGCGTGCCCTCCAGCCCGACCCCCACGCAGAAGGCGTTTCTCGTCGTCTTCGTGGACGGCACCAACAAGTTCGCGTTCTACGCGCCGAAGGCGGAAATCTACCGTGGCGACGACGTGTCCTTCGGTGACACCGAGTCCCTCGCTGGTCTGCCGCTCGCCGTGACCCCGCTCCAGTACAACACCAACACCTGGACGTACGCGGTCACGCCCCTCACCTGATCCCTGGTGAGCTGAAGACTCCCCGGTGTGCATGTGTGGCGGATCCATGCACACCGGGGCCTCACCCGATGAGGACTCCGACGATCCGCCAACCCCCGCACCATCCGATCCGCTGACCAAGAGAGGCCACACACACCATGTCCAACACCTTCGCGCTTGACGACATCCGCGCCGCTGCCGAGCGCCAGTACGCCGACACCACGATCCAGATCAGCGACACGCAGAGCGTCAAGCTCCTGAACCCGCTGCGCCTGCCCGAGGCTCGTCGCAACAAGCTGATCGCGATCCAGGACCGCATGAACGCTGCGGCCAAGGGCGACAGCGACGAGAACCAGGGCGACCTCCTGGAGGAGGGCCTGCGACTCGTGGCCGAGCGCGGCGCGGAGATCCTCATCGACGCCATCGGCGGCGACCTCACCGTCCTCGCCTCGACGTTCCAGCACTACACCAAGGAGACCCAGGCGGGGGAAGCCTGAGCCTCGCACGCCTGATTGACGAGTACGGGGAAGGGATCTACGCGGACCTCCGCTTCTACTACGGCATCGACCTAGTGGAAGTGATCGAGGGGCGTGGCCCTTCCCCGTTCTTCGTCGCTCAGCTCGTGCAGAGGCTTCCTGACACGTCCATGACGCACGCCCTGGCTAACGGTGGGAGGGACCACTTCGGCTGGGGCATCGACCGCTACCTACTGGCGGATCTGTTCGACGCTCTCAATCAGAACACGAGAGCCACCGGCAACTGGGGCAAGGGCAAGGCACCCAAGTTCCCGCAGTGGCCTAGGCCCAAGTCTCGCAAGGTGCGCGACGAGGACAAGCCGAAGACCGTCGCGGAACTCTACGCACGCTTCAACCGGAGGTAGCAAGTGGCATCACCCGGCGTCACCATTGGACGCATCTCAGTCAAGGTCATGCCGGACACGACGGACTTTCGCAAGGACGCAGAGCACGCCCTCGACAAGATCGAGAAGCAGCTCGACTTCAAGATCAAGATCCAGCTCGACATCAAGGATCTGGACGCCCAGCTTCAGAAGATCAAGGACAAGCTCCAGGACTTCCAGCGGAAGAACGACCCGCTGAAGATCAACGTCCAGGTGGACATGCTCGCCGGTCAGACGGCGACCATCTCCGCTCGGCTCGGCATCCTCACCCGTCCCCGCACCGTGCCCATCGTGCCGGTGCTGAGCGACAGCGCCCTGCTGTCCGTCATGTCCGCACTGAGTGCGCTGTCAGGCGCACGAGTGCTTGGTGACTTCCTCACCAAGCTGAAGGACATCGGCCTGGAGTTCGACCGTCTGGCCCCCAAGGTCGGTCTCGTCGGCTTCGCACTCTCGGGCCTCTCGGCCTTCGCACTCACGAGCATCTCGAACCTCGCGGCTCTCACCGTCACGATCACGCAGATCGGTGCGGTCGCACTCGCACTCCCCGGCCTCATCGGTGGCGCTGTCATCGGGCTCGGTGCCCTCATCTCCGCGTTCTCTCAGTTCAAGACCGTCCTGCCGGACGTGTTCAAGGGGCTGAGCGAAGCGAACAAGGCGATGCAGGGTGCCTTCTGGACCCAGGCCCTGGAGCCCTTCCGCGAGATGGCGAACGTGCTGCTCCCGCTGTGGAGCAAGGGCTTCGCTGGCGTCGGCTCTGCGATGGGTGGCTTCATCGGCACCCTCGCGACAGGGCTGGGCACCACGCTCGCCCCGCTCATGGAGGCGATGTTCACCAACCTCTACGACGGCATCTCGTCGCTCTCCTCGGCTGCTCCTGCCATCGCCAACATCTTCGCGATCCTCTCCTCGGCTGGTGCTGCGGTCATCCCGCAGCTCGCTGAGGGCTTCGCTGGCGTGACGCAGACCTTCTCGGACTTCCTCACCAAGGCGTCCAAGGACGGCTCGCTCAACGAGTGGATCCAGTCCGGCCTCCAGGCCATCTCGGATCTCGGCTCGTCGCTCGCCTCTATCGGCGGCATCATCAAGGCAGTCGGTGACGCCGCTGCCGCTGGCGGTGGCTCCACCCTGGGTGTCTTCGCGGACACGCTGAACCGCATCCAGGCAGTGGTCGAGTCGCCCGCGTTCCAGAACACGCTGACCGATGTGTTCGCCACGGCGCACCAGATCATGTCCACCATCGCACTCCAGAGTGGGCCTGCCTTCGAGCAGCTCATCGCTGGACTGGCTGACGTGTTCGTGTCCATCGGCCCCGCTGTGGGTCAGGGCATCGGTGCTGCGTTCAACGCGATCTTCCAGGCGCTGGGCAACCAGGAGTTCCTCAACTCCATCGTCATCCTGTTCAACGGGCTGGCTGGTGCCATCACCTCGCTCGCCCCGGCCATGCTGCCGCTCGCCACCGCGTTCGCCTCTCTGGTGCCCGTGGTCGTCGCGCTGCTCCAGGTCATCGCTCCGCTCATCACGGCTGCGATGGTCCCCCTCGCTGCGATCATCCAGCAGCTCGCCCCGCTCCTGATCCCCGTGATCCAGATGCTCGGCGGTGCGCTGCTCCAGGTGATCGTGGCGGTGACGCCGATCCTGCTCACGCTGGTGACCGCGTTCCTGGACTTCGCGCAGACGATTGGCACTGCGCTGGCCCCGCTCATGCCCGTCCTGATCGACGGCTTCATCCAGCTCGTCACCGCCGTCCTGCCGCTGCTCCCGCTGCTGCTCGACCTGCTGACGAGCGTGCTCGTCCCGCTGCTCCCGGTCATCGTGGATCTCGCGACGACGGTGCTGCCGGTTCTGATCGACGCCTTCGTTGCCATCCTCGGTGCGGTCATCCCCGTAGTGAAGGGGATCCTCGAAGGCTTCAAGCTCATCATGCTCGTCGTCGCACCGATCATCGCCTTCATCGCGAAGGCGCTGTCCATCGGTCTCGTCGCTTCGCTGTCCATCGTCAAGGCCGTGTTCGTCACGGTGTTCGACAAGATCGCAGCGGCGACTCAGTTCCTGCTCGGCATCTTCGCGCCTGTCTTCAAGAAGGTCGGGGAGACCCTGAGTGGCTTCGCCAGCGCCGTGTCCGAGAAGGGCACGGAGGTCATCACGTTCTTCAAGGAGCTTCCGGGCAAGATCACGGACTTCTTCAACAACGCTGGCTCCTGGCTGAAGGACGCGGGCAAGAAGATCATCGAGGGCTTCATCAACGGCATCTCGGGTGCGTTCCAGGACGTGAAGGACAAGCTCGGTGAGCTGACCGACCTGCTCCCCGACTGGAAGGGTCCGGCAGAGCGCGACGCCGTGCTCCTCCATGACGCAGGCAAGCTCGTCATCAAGGGCTTCATCAGCGGACTGGAGTCCCAGTAC